TCGTTTCTCTTGGGGTGGTTCGAAAACGCGAAGTTGTCATCCCGACGCGGTCGATGATAACTCTATACGCAATAGGGGCTACTGACGTTGAGACGTGTGTCATCAACGACATGATTTCGGAGCTATTTGAGCCTGAACCTTGGTTTAGGTCGTTGGCGGTTGGACAAGACTTTTTCTGCTTGACTTATGCGCCCATAATAGATAATGATATCATTAGTACGGGGTTGCATGTCAAGGCCACGCAGATCGCCGTAATGGGTAATAAGGAACTGCGTGCGTATCACGACGTGCCACCGGCTTCTACGATCACGCTGGAATCGATGGGCGCACAGATCATGCAAGAACCCGGTGGCTACAAGATTCCGTTGACCAGTCCAGAGAAGTCGAACCTTATTTGTAGCACTCTCCCCGCTGAGGAAGGAGATATCGAGTGAAGATCCGGAATAATCTGAAGACACTGCTGACGCTGGAGACCCCCTCGGGAGTCCTGCAGCTTGCCGGACACGCGGTAAGCGGTGTCGAGCTGACTGAGGCCGATCTTGATTCTCAGTCGGTGAAGAAGGCAATCGCAAAGAAGTGGGCCAGGCTCGTGAAGGACAAAACATCGCCTGTGGCGAAGGTTGCTGGGCCTGTGGTTCCGGCAAAGCCGAACGTGAGTTCGGCCAGCAAGTAGTTCTACTCTGAAGGAGGAGCGAAATGCCAGAGCTGCTTCGCCCAGCCGTTTACGTCGAAGAAGGGTCGTCTCCAGCTGGCGTTCCGCTGGTTGCGACGTCGACAGGGGCATTTATCGGGGTTGCCGAGCGCGGTCCGATCAACGTGGCAACCTTTATTGACAGCTTCACGTCATACTGGAACACCTTCGGCGGGTATCGTAGCGACAGCTACCTGACGTACGCCGTCAAGGGGTTCTTCGACAACGGCGGAAGCCGATGCTACGTAACTCGTGTGAATAACCCCGACGGATCGCCTCTTCCCGCCGTTGCTGACGCCGATCTCACGGACTTTGGAGCAGACGCGACGGCGTATAACATCGCGCTTCTCTACGAAGGTGCCTACGGAAACTACTTCAAGTACAACACAACGAAGTTCGAGACGACTCTTACGACTGCCATTCCCATCGGACCTGCAACGACAGCCGTGCTTGGCGACGTCAGCGGGATCGAGCGCGGCGACGTCCTCCACTTCGACGACGGAACTGACAAGCTTATCGCCGTAGTCCAGAGCATCAACCTCGGGACAAAGACGATCACGTTCGCGAAGTCTGTTACGGCAGCGGCTGAGATCGGTGCTACCGCCCGCGTCGCAACGTCGTCTCAGCACCGCGTGACCACGACTACGTCTGCCGTAATCCCGACTGGAGCACAGACTCAGATCACGGTTGTCAACGTAACCCAGATCAGGGTAGGACAGATCCTGACGATCTCCGACGGAACAACCCTTGTGAGCGCGGTCGTGACGGGCATCAACGGACACGACGTCATCATCGCCTCGGCCACGATGACCCCGGGGTTCGCGGTAGGGGCGCTGGTGGTGTCTCAGGAATTCATTCTCAGGGTAACCGACACTGGAACGCTGCTTCCGGTATACAGCTTCCTGTCTCCGTCGTCGACGGACAAGCAGGACTACGTCGAGAACAGGCTCTCTGGGGCCAGCAACGAGTCGACGTTGATCGAGGTAACCGAAAGTTCTGGGTCTACTGGCTACCTCATGATTCCGCTTCCTGTCGATGACACGGCTCTCACCGGCGGGGCCGATGGAGAGGCTCCAGCAACCGCTGACTACATCGGGGTTCAGGTATCGAAGACGGGATTCTACGCGTTCGACCAGATCCCGGACATCAACTTCCTTGCGGCTCCGGGTGTTACGACAACCGCGATTCAGCAGGGTGGGCTTGACTACGCCGCAGGAACCAGCCGACAGGATCTTATCTTCTTGGTCGATGCGCCGTCGACGAGCGATACGCCGGAAGAGATCCGCGATTTCCGTCTCAACACGCTCAATAGAGACACGAGCTTCGGAGCGCTCTACTACCCGTGGCTGCAGATCGCAGACCCGGAGGTTTCCGACCAGAATATCTACGTCCCGACGTCCGGACACGTCATGGGCGTGTACTCGGCAGTTGCTCGTGACAGCGGGCCACATACGCCTCCTGCGAACATCTCGCTGCTTGGCGTGAACGGGCTCATGTACGACGTATCGGACAGCGAGCACGACATCCTGAACCCGATCGGCGTCAACGTGATCAGGGCATATGCTGGTCAGGGAATCGTCATCATGGGCGTTCGTACGCTCTACAGCAACCCTGACGGAAAGCATTACGTCAACGTCCGGACGCTCACCAACTTCATCAAGAAGTCGCTCGTCCCGATGCTGCGGACCTACCTGATGAAGGCCATTGATCCGTCCTTGTGGTCGAGAATCACGAACTCCAGCAAGACCTTCATGATGGGAATCTGGCGGTCGGGCTGGCTGTATCCGAGCAACGATCAGAATCAGGCGTACGTCGTAAAGTGTGACTCCGAGAATAACACGCAAGACGTGATTAATGCTGGCCGGGTGAACGTTGCGGTTGGGTTCAATCCTCCGATGCCCGCTGAATTTATCGTTCTTCGACTGTCGAGGATTGGAAGCACGGTCGAAGTTTCCGAGTAGTCGTACTAGGAAAGGAGCAATCCAGTGGGCGATACAGTCCAGAGTGCGCTCAACTATATCGGCCGTCCAGATCCTCTTCGGGGGATGAAGTTCCAGATTACGGTCCCGTCTCTGCCGCTGTTTGGCCAGATGGCGTTCTCCAAGGTATCGGGGATGAGCCAAGAGTCTGAGCTTATCGAGTACCGAGAGGGAGACGAAGTACTGAGTCAGCGAAAGATGCCAGGTCTTATCAAGACCGGAGAGGTTACCCTCGAACGCGGAATCGCACATACTCCGACGATGGAGGCGCTTGTCGCGTGGAAGGAGTCGGCGTCAACGGCTGGAACCGGACTTGCCGACGGCGTTCTGAACTACAAGAACGACATGTACATTCAGGTTGCCAACAGGCTCGGAACGATCGAGTGGGAGATCGCTCTCCTACGAGCGTGGCCGAGGGTGATCGAGTACGGAGACCTTGACGCCAACGCCAGTGACATCTGGATTGCAAGGGTCGGGATCGTGTACGAGGCAATCATTCCAAATGGAGTCCCGGCTCCGTATCTGGCCGTATTTCAGGTAGGTTAATCGGACGGGGCTATGCCGATACATGATGCTGTTGAGCTGGACGGAAGGAAAAACGACTCAACCGGCACAGCTTCACCTTCGGTGTGGCGGCGAGATCCGATACTCGTCAGTTCATTTATGGTGTCATTTGATGGGCTCAACGCCGACCTAGGCGGAACGGAAACGGACACTGTTGGATTCTCGTCGATCTCAGGAATAGGGTCCCAGATAAAGACAGAGGAAAGCGTCATAGGTAGCGAGCCTATCTCAATCGCAGTCCCAACCGGGATATCGTACTCTCCCGCGTCGTTCAAGCGGGGCGTAACAACTGAGAGAATGGCGATGGGGCTGTTGCAGTGGTTTAACGCCATTAAAGAGCTATTGGGAGGATATCCGAGCCGGGATGCAACAAGGCTCGCACGATATGGCGAGGGAGCCGGATCGTCGCTTTCACCTCAGATGAAGAAGCGAACTATCACGATAAAGCTTCCTCAGAATCCGAGAGCGATTCCTCTTGAAAATTCGAACACCGTCAGAGTCCCCCTTCTTTACATCATCCTCCGGGATGCGTGGCCGTCGAAGTTCTCGCTTGGAGAGCTTGATGCCAGTGCAAGAGGCGTTTTGATCTACGAGCTTGAAATGCAGTATGGAGGAATCGATATTCGTGATCATCCATAGAGTGTGACGGTTGTACCGTCACGCTTTCCTTAGCCCGTGGCAAAGGAGATACACCATGCCAGATACGTTCGAACTTCCTCTTGGGTCAATCCGCAACGGACAGGTTCACCGAGAAGTCTCACTGACTCCGATGACCGCCGGAATACGGAGACTCGTCTCCAGCCGAAAATCACAGAAGGACATGAGTAAGGGGATGACCGAGATGCTCGGTCAGTGCTGCTCCGATCTTGGTGGCGTTCCCCCAACCCCGCAACTCATCGGGAATCTGACTACCGGTGACCGCGACTTCATGCTCATGAAGATCCGGGCGATCTCTCTGGGGAACGTTGTCGCTACGCAGATGACGTGTCCTAAGTGCCAGGAGACGATTACATTCGACCTTGATATCAACGCGTTCAAGGTCAGGACCCTTACCGCTGACAAGGACTACCGGATAGAGGGAGACTACCCTATTGTCTCTCTTAAGAGCGAAGCTCTTGGCGTCGAAGCCGATCTGCGTCTTCCTGTCGGGCACGATCAGGCTGCCATCATTCAGTCGGTGATGAAGGACCCATCGCTGGCTAGCTATGAGCTATACGCCCGTCTCATCAAGTCGTGGTCGCAAAATGGAGTTCCAGTTGAGGCTCCGAACTCGCTCAAGTTCATTGACGCGCTTCCTCTACGTGTGTTTACATGGCTTGAGTCGAGCTTCAGAGAGAAGCAGCCCGGACCCGATTGGTTCGTCAACGTCACGTGTGAGATTTGCGGCAAGAAATCTCCTATAGACATGAGTGAGTCTGATTTTTTATTTGTGACCCCTCGCTGATCTCGAAGGGGCAACCAGCTGATAAAACCGAATATGACGTCCTGATGGACCAGTTGTTCTACATCGGGACAACGCTGACGGGATTCGGATGGGCTGACTTGCTGTCCCTGACGGATCAGGATCGGCTTGCGATCATTGCCAGATGCAACGAGCGCAATGAGCGTCAAAATGACGAGATCGACAAGCTGAAGTCGAAGATGAGATAAGGCGGAAGCCATGGCTCTAGCTCAGTTGTTCAGTGCTGGCATACGATTCTACGCTAAGGATGATCTTAGCGATGCTCTCACCAGAATTTCAGCTAAATTCAAAACTACAAATTCTATCATGAAAAACGCGTTTGGAGAGTCGGCCGAGACCATCAAGGCCGGAGGATCGGCCGGGATCATGGCGTTGGGAATGCTCGGACCCGTTGCGATGGAAATGAGCATGATGTTCAGTCGAGCGACTTCGTACATGGTTGGTTCTATTGAAAGCTTCGTCAACAAGGCTGCAGAGATGCAGAACGTAATGCTTGAAATAGGCGTGATTACTGGAAAGAGCACTGAACAGGTTTCAGAGATGCAGATGGCCATGATTAAGCTGACTACTGGTCTTCCGACGACCGCAACGGACCTTGCGAGAGCGACGCTTGAGTTCATTAAGATGGGCATCGGCGAGGGAATGGCAACAGAAGAGCTGATGAAGCTTGGTCTCGAAGCAATCAAGTTTGGACGAGCGATCGGCGTATCCGACGAGAAGGCAGCGCTATTCCTCGGAAAGCTGACTACGTGGCTTGCGATTGCCGATCCGACGGCAGACAAGATGGCCAGAATCGCATCTACCGTGACGATGCTCGGATGGAGAATCAAGGGTACCGCCGAAGACGTCATCAAGGCAGCTGAGCGCTTTGGAGCCTTCGTTCGAGCCATGGGTGCATCGGAGGCTGATACCCTCGCGCTGGCGTCGATGGTCAACGACTCAGGAATCATGATCAGGCGAGGATCTACGGCGATCAACAGGACGTTCCAACTGATGGCAGTTAACGTCGATAAGTTCGGATACGCCCTTGAGGGAACCGGAACAATCGCCAAGGGAGAGGGAAAGAACTTCGCAAAGACCTTTGACGCCGACCCAATCAAGGCATTTACGATGGTACTCGACAGCCTCAACTCTGTTCGAGGTGCCGAGGCATCGGTGATGCTCAAGAACGTCGGTCTCCACGGAAACTACATCTCAGACTTGATCACGATGTCCAGAAACGTCGAGCGATTCCGTGGCCACCTCGAAGCAGCTAGAGCCCAGATGAACATGACGAACGAGGATATGCTGGCGTCAAGGAAGGCGTTCGACGTAATGAGCAAGTCGTACGAGAACTCTATTAAGATTCTCAAAGGTGCGACCGATAACCTCAAGATTCTAATGGGGAGCGAGCTACTTAAGCCTCTTGCGAATATTTTTACGATGTTGGCAAACGCAATTGGCATACTCGTAAAGATTCCATACCTCATGCCACTAGTCGGCCACATTGCTCTCGTAATTACTGGGCTTATGCTACTTGCATCGTATTTGCTTACGTCGACACTCCTGTTCAAGGGGCTGGAGTGGGCTGGTATGAAGGCGCTCGGTGCTTTTACGTGGAAGATAAATTGGGTCGTAGGAAGACTATTCGGATTGGTTGGAATTCTTCTGTTAGTATACGAAGTGATCAACGCTATTTGGCAGGCTGCGACGGGAAATGAGCAGACGATGCTTGACTGGGCGTATAAAAATTGGTGGGGAAAAGAAATGGCCCCGGTAGCGGGGCCGACAGGTGAAACACAAACCGAGGCCGGAGTACAGAGCCAGGTGCAAGCTCAGGCCGAAGGACGGAACGTACTCCCGGTCGCTGCCGCTCCTGCACTCATGGTTCCGAGAGGGGCCGGAGCAATTCCTCACGCTCAGGAAGGTCTTACGACTAACCGAGGGACTCCCGCCATGATCGGCGAGAAGGGTCCCGAGTTCGTGTCACCGATCAACGATCTTGTTGGCATTCTTGCGTCGGCTCTTGAGCGGGCAAACATTGGTGGCAGGGCAGGCGGGCGATCACTGAGCATAACAACCCCAGTGTATCTCGACGGGGCCGAAATAGCACGTGTAGTCCAAGACCGCGTCAATATTGATGCGATCCGATCTGGAAGGTCAAGCTAATGCCGCAAGAAGTTGACACTTCTGCT